GCAATGGGGCTGACCGAAGAGCAAGCCTTGATGCTTCAACGTGGAATCAAGATGGGGCCAATCTCGGCTATGACTGACCTCAACATCGGCGCGTCCGTATCACTGGATGGTCTGTGGTTCCGTGATGACACCCCTGCCGAAAACTCAAAGGCTGCGTTTACTGAGTTCATCTTCAACTTTGTCATGGGTCCATTCGGCAGCATGGGGCAACAGATTGCGTCGGCGTTTGATGACTTCAACAACGGGCAGTTCAACCGTGGGGTTGAGAAACTGCTTCCTGCGTTCTTCCGTGGTGGGGCAAAGGCCCTCCGGCTATCGGAAGAGGGAGAACAAACTCGACAGGGTGCTGAAGTTCGCAATGCCGAGTGGTACACCACGGGCAAATTGTTGGGTACGGCACTGGGTTTCCAAAGCACTGAAGTAGCCGAGATTCAGAAAAAAAACTTCATCGCCAAACGCATGATTATGGGGATTCAAAAAGACCGCCAGAAAGTGCTGTCTGATCTTGACCTTGCAGTGCAACGGTATGAAAACGACCCGACGGATGGCAACGAAGAGCGTCTTGAGAATGCGTTGGTAGCCATTGACCGCTACAACTACAAGAACGGCATGCTGGCAATTTCTGGTGAGACCGTTTCTAAGTCGCTGGCTGGTCGTGCTCAACGTCGTATGGAAGCAGTTGAAGGGCTTATGGTCACGCCAAAAGAAGCCCCGTACGTCTACCCGCTGTTAGAAAAATCACAAGTGCCGCAGGAATAAAAAACCCCGGGGGTAACCCCGGGGTGTAAGGTAGGCAACTGCGCCAAGAAACTGGAAGGAGCGATTCTTCCGCCGCCAGTATATCAAATCCGCCAAATCCGTAAACCTCTAACCCCCTCTTCAATCACAACTTTTGTCAAAATGTTGTATCGAAGTCGCTGCGTGGTACGGAGAAGTTCTTTTCGAGCAATAGGTGGGTTGAGGCATGGGACAAAAAACGAGTACCCCTTCTTGAACTTTTTCCAGTTCACCTGATAACTAACTCTCTCCACCAGCATCGCTGTGTTCCGGTTTGGCTATCTCGTCCATGCTGATGAACTCTGTGTTTGAGCAATCGAAGATCAGTGAGTGCACTCCGGGCGAGACTACCTTCATGCCCTTAGACAGGCGTTTGTTCATGGTGCCAAGGAAGATGCCTTTCTTCTCCAACTGCGCCAGCGTGTCTTTGTAATTCACTTGGTACTTTACGCAGTCATTCTTGAACGGCTTGGCGGCGAGGAACATTTTCTTGGAGTCTGGCTCGTAGCGTATAAGCAACTCGCCCCGTGGCTCCAAGGTTGGAAGCATCGCCATGTTGGTGCGACGATCAACCTCGTCATTGACCACAAGGATGCTTTGCATGTGGAGGTTAATGTAGTCGCCAACCACTGCCATGACATCACTTGCAGGTGGCTTGACCTCTACTCGCAGGTTCAGAATCATCTGAGTCGCCCACTTATAGATTGCCTTCATATCCCAGTCAATTAGCCCGAGGCTCTTGGCAATTAAGCCTCCGGTGATGTTGGCAGCGGCAACCGCAGACCAGAAACGTTCACGCTGCGTGAGTTTGAGTTCTTTGTCGATTTTGGCTTGGATGCCTAGCACAGTGTTCTTGGCTTCTTCCAGATTGTCTACTAGCCACTTGGCATATAAGTCGCCTGCGTGTCCAATGTTTTCTTTCAGTTGATGGTCGAACATGTGCTTGGCTTCTGCCACGTCAATCGCTGGGCTGTAGTCGATCTTGTACTCAATCAGTCGCATCATCTCGCCGTCAGGGCTGCTTTTGAGCGAAGCCATCTTTTCATAGAACGAAGCGTTTGATGAGCACAAAGACATTGACTGCCACGCAGTGAGATTCAGACGCAGTTCATTTGCCCCTGCCTTGACCCGATCTCGTCCCCGCCCTTGCGACATGCTGTACGCCAGTGTCGAGAACTCCGCTGGGGTGGTGTTGGTCATCTCGTCTACCGTGAACGGCAAGTTGTTCATCACGCCCAACCGCAACAGTTTGGCGGCAAGTGTGTCATCCCACATCGCACAGAGTCTGCCGGGGTCACCGTAAACGCTGTTACACATATGTAAGATGGTGGTCTTGCCTGTTCCTGAACTGGGGTGAATGACGTTGACGATGGCTCCGTTTTGCCCCAAGAATTTAAGCAAGGGGGAGCCAAAGGCAGTCAGCGTAGCAAACGCATGGGGTTCAAGTCCCGCTCTACCATACAGAGCGAATACTTCTTTCCACTTGTCCATGTCGCCCTTTGGCTGCAAGTGCTGTGCTAGGTTGTGTGTGGTGCTCGACGGAGGGCTGTGGAAGATTCCATCTGGGGTAATTTCTCTGTCCCCTATGATGAACTTGCTGTCCCGATCAGCCCATCCAAATTGTTGTCTCATCTGTTCTGCTCTCCGTTTGTATTGAAGTTCTTTGATGGAAGAGAAGATGTACTCCATCAACAAGTTCAAGGGTTTCGTGGCGCAAACCACACCGTGACTAGAAAGCACTTTGCGTAACTCGTTCTTGTCCGTGACGTGCATGTTTGGAATCACAAACTCTTTAACGCCGTCCCGTGGGAGGTGCAGTTTCATCACAACCACCTCACCCATCACAGGGTCACGCATGCGCTTAGTCACATACAGGTCGTGCTCATACACCCGCAGTGGCTCTTCTTCATCACCAACCATCTTGTAAATGCCGCCATTCTTCCCACGGAAAAACGGACTTGGGTACTTGGGTATGGTGTGAACTTCGTCGTCCTCTTCCTCCTCGGTCTCGACAACGACTGTGTTGTCCGCTTCTGTAGCCTCAGCAATCTCTTTCCCCAACACAATGGGGGATTTAATCTTGCCTTTGTGGGGGCACCCATCGCACCCACCGGGATTGCTGCGTTCAAACTCCATGCAACTGTGCGGGCCAACAATATGCACTACCTTTGCTTCAGTAGTCGCATAGTCATAATCAGGGTGGCCTTTGGAGATTTTGTGGACGGCAACCTCACGGTCACTACAAAATTTGGCAATCGACAGCGCGTCAAACCCCCGAGGCTCCGACAATGTCTCGCGGTCTTGAAAGGCTTGCAGCAACTGCCTACACCCACCCTCCCCTCGCATCATGATCTTCTTAAATGAAGAGGTGGTGTTTTGCATCATGGCTTTCGCCAGTTCCGTCAACTCCTTCTTAGGTGCTTCCGGTTTTGATTCTTTGACCCCCAAAATTTTTCGGAAGGTCTCGTACTCAACAGGCTGGGCATCACTGATAATTTCTACCAGCGTAGGTGGATTGTCTTTAAAGTTGTAGGTCCCAGGTATACGCAACACCCGAGCAACTTCAAAAACTTTCCCGTCGATGTGGAAGTTATGCAAGACGCACAGTTCGCGTAAACGTTCCGCGACTGGCTCCCATTCCTCACGGGTAACTTCACGAGTCAAAGGCCAGTACACGTGTATTCCGCGCCCTGAGTTAACTAGCAGGGGTCTTGGAAGCCCAATCTTTTTGCAAAAGGTTTGAAGTTCTTGCAGTCCAGTTGTTTGGTCAATGTACCCTTCAGGTCGTCCAGTCTTTGGGTTAACCTCAACTTTGGATTCTCCGCAGTCAATGTCTAACCAAAAGGCTTGCAACCCTTTAACATTTGGCTTCTTACGGTTTTGATTCGTCGCAAACTTAGCGACACCAAAATACACATTGCGCTCATCAGCGACAAACTGTGCCGCTGCTTTGTTTACTTCTTCGCGTGTTGCTACCAGTTTTTGTTCTACATCGTCTTTGCCTTTTATGCCCAGCACTGCAAACCACCCATCGGGCGGTTGAACAATGCTTAAAAGGTCTTTATCTGTCATAGTAAAAAAGGGGGCACTACCCCCTAGACTCCGTGTCCAAGGCGTTCGTCAATGATTAGGAGAAGGACTTGAGAAGGTCGTGGACTGCATCTACAGACTGGTCTTGAGGGTTGTTAGCCCCCATAAACCAGTTGTAAATCGTCTGCCGACTGACCCCAAGTTTGGATGCAATGGTCGAGACAGGGATATTGCGTTTGATGCAAATCCTGCCCAACTTCACACCCAGTAACTTGGAGTCAGCCTCCTTGTTCAAGGCAATCAGCCGTGCGCTGTAGCCGTAACTCATGGAGTTATTCGTCCTCACTCCACTGGCTCACCACATCGGCGAGACTGGCTTTTGCCTTGGGCGTAGGCTCGGCTTTCTTCGTTTGACGTTTCACGGGTTCTTCGATAGCGTCGTCATCAGGCTCGTCTGAACGTACTACCGCTTTCTTAGGCTCAACGTCTTCAGCCTTTGCCTTGGGTTTGTTTTCCACGGCAGGAGGCTGTTTCTTGACACCATCTGCTTGTGCAACGGTAATCATCGTGTACATCTTGGTTTCAGGCTTAGACTGCGTAGCCATGACCAGTGCATGCTCTTCGTCGCTGATGTTGCGCAATGGGGTGAACAGCAGTTCCATCGAGTCTGCGTTCAAGTCGTAACTGATGTTGGTCATCACGTTATCAGGCGACTCACCATTGGCGATCAGGAACTTGACGTAGGACTCAAACGGATGCACGTTGCCAGTGCCCTTACCAAACAGCGACTTGGCGGGAACGTTGAACTGATACACATCTCCACTGGTATCGCCATCGACCAGCACCGAGATGCGGCGCTGATAGCGACAGGCTTTGCCGCCGTTGTCACCCGAACCCTTGATGTTCTGGGGGCAGTCTGCGCAGTTGGCGTGTTGCTTATCACCAGCAGCGGCTTCAGGCTTGTCGCCGAGGTTAGACCAGCAGTTCGGCAGAGTGGGTTCGCCGTTAGGGTCATACTTCTCTTTGTAATAGATGCGGGAAACTTTAGGCAGTGCACCCACGATGATGACGTTGATCTCGCCACGGATGGCGTTACCAATCTGTTCACCGTTGACGATGCGCTTGAATGTACCGTTGGTGTTGGTCTGGATACGACGCGAGGTCGTAGAGGAAGCCAAAGACTTGGCGAGGTCAGACAACTCTCGGTTACCCGAGACGGCGACTGCGGTTTGCTGTTTGAAGATGGCAAGATTGCCCATGAAAATGCTCCTTACTTGGCGGTTGGTTTACGGACTTGCACGGTGTACTTGCGCTCGTTCTGAAGACCCGCAGGAAACTTGTCCGGGTTATCCTCTAAAAACTGACGCATGTTGGTGTTGTGGATTCGTTGCTCCAGAAGGAAAGGTGCATCGTTCTCACTGATGAGTCGATACATCGAATCCCAATCGCTCGTCCAGTACCGTGACGACACCCGGCGAGAGATTGTTCCTACTGGTGTTCTTATGCTGTCCATGTTCTGCTCGTTGCAAATCTCTAGCAACTTGTTGCCGACCACGTCGAACTGGTCTTTCAGTTCTTGGAGTTCGATCTTGTGTTGCTCTTCTTTTGCTTCGATGGCAGAACGAATCTTGAGGTAGATGCCTACAAGTTCGTCTACGGCTAAATCTGTTTCGGTCATGAGTCGCTCCTACTTGTTGTGAATCTTAAGTATATCACAAGTTTTGACAAAGTCAAATGTCTTGTGAAATTTCTTGGCGGTAGAGGTCCACGATTTTTTCGTGGTTTGTTATGTTGTTTTGCAGCATGTGGTACAGACGGCTTTCAACCTCACTGCCTTTGATATGCACGATGGACATTGCGTTCTTTTGCCCGGGGCGGTTGATTCGCGCATTGGCTTGCAGGTAAGTCTCCACGCTTGTGACGGGGGCGTACCAAATGATTGTGTCTGCTGCGGTAAGCGTAAGGCCATGAGAGGCTGCTTGCGGCTGGATGATAAGCACGTGTGGGTCGGCTTGGTTTTGAAACTGTGTGACCAACTCACTGCGCTTGTTGACACTGACTTGTCCGTTGATGACCCCGCATGAGACGTTGTTTTTCTCAAGCACACTTCGGAGCAGTTCGATGGTGTGGGTAAAGGGAACAAAGACGAGGACTTTGTGGGAGGCTTCTTGAATCACCTCAAGGATGACTTGTATCCGGTTGGATACGTCGAACTCAATGACCTCACGGTTATCGGTGTACACCGCACCGCCTGAAATCTGAAGCAACTTGTTGATGTTGGTTGCTGCATTGACCGCCGTGACTTCTTCACCAGCGGCGCTGATGGTCATCTGCTTCTTGAGTATCTGGTAGTACTTCATCTGCTGCGCGGTAAGCGGAGCGTCACGCTCAACGAACGTCACGTCGGGCAGGTCAAGACACTGGTCTTTCTCGAAGCGGATAGCTGGCTGCAAAACTTTGTGCACTACGCCTTGTGCTTGCGGCTTAGGTATCCAGCGGAACTGCGTCACCTTTTGCATCACTTGGTCACGGAACTGGCCGAAATACTTGGGGGTGTTGTCTGGGTTGACCA